TCCATCAAAGCCGCCGTAGAATGGTGCTGTGAATTGTCCGTATCCGGCATCTAGCAAGTCAGTGTATGAAGCAGAGCTTACCGAGCCGCCGCGAGCGCGAGAACCGGACGAGTATGAATAAATGTCGCCGATTTTATCAACATCATCAAGCGTGAAGATATAAGCGAACGAATCAACACCGGCTAGGGTTGTGGTGGGATCCTGTGGCCAGTCTGTCGTCCAGAGTCTGTGTGGATCGGAGATTGAGGCATCTGCTCTTGTAGAAGTGTCAGATCTTGTAGACATGAATCCGAAGTACGCATCTGTTGGATCGGAGAGTCCGCCATCGGAAGCGCTTGTTCTAAGCCTGACAGATGGGTACACAAGCTTGGCGGCAAGATCCGTTCTGATGACGCCGCCGCCGGGAGTTAAAGTACCAGCGGCAGGGCCAAATGTTCTGTTGGCTCCGGCGTTGTCTGGGCCTCCGCGACCGGGGATTGCGTAAACATTTGTGCCGTAAGTAGTTGAGGCTTCCGTTAGATCACCAGAATCGCTGAACTTTGGAGGACCATAGTAGCCGAATGGAATCAATACAGGATCAGTTGCACCAGCATCAACGTCATCGTTCATTTCAACTCTGACGTATCTTGATTGGTTAGCGTAGTCGCCGTATTGCCTTAGTCTCAACTCAGTGGCACTCCACTCATTGAATTGATCACCAATTCTGCGTGCGATGTAGTCTGGAGACGTTGGATCGAGAGTAAGGTTGTCAAATCTCTCTAGAACTTCAACGTTGTTGTCGGTATCTCTTAGGCTTCTGATAACAACCGAGAACGTACCGTAATCTGAAGTTGAAGTGTTTGACTGACGAATCTTCTCGATAGAAACCTTGGCGTTCTTGTGTAGCCACTCGCCATGTCCGCGACCTATAAGGCGGAATAGCTTCTGCAATTCGGTAGCAACATATGAGCCGGGTGCGCCTTGGTGCTGGCCGACAAACCATCCTGCGCGAGCTTCCTGAGATGCTTTGCCTTTCATGGCAGACGGCGTATTCGCAGAAGAAGCCTTCTTAATTGGGGCGATAAGTCCTACCAAAGGCTGGCCACTTGTCAAATCAGTGGTGTAATCAGTTGTAAAGCTTGCATCTCTAAGTTCTTGCTCAAATGTCTCACCTAGCCAGTAAGTCTTTTCTGATTCTTCGGGATAAAAGGTGCTGGCCCCGGCGTTACCAAGCTGCGGGTTGGTGTTGAAGCGCTTACGAATAAACGTTTCCTTTGAGTCATCAAAGCTAAACTTAATTTTATCTGTGAGTGTAGCGCTTGAATTAAAGATCTCAACCGTAAACAGGTTGTTGGAATCTGTGTTGAGCAAGTGGTTGATGGAAGCAGTTGTTTCGCTTGCTGCCGAACCAGTTGCTGGACATGCATAAGAACTGCCGCTTAGTCTTATCTTTCCACTATCAAGATACCAAACTGCGCTCAACACACCGTTTCCAAGGTTGGCACCAGCCGAGGCTGACTTAAATACCCATAGACCATAAGCACCACCGTTGCTTGCCAAAACTGGGCTCGGGGCCGTGTTTGCAGTCTTCCAACCGGCCTGACCACCGTCAGTGCTATCATTATCTGAGCGCTGCTGTCCGAGAAGACGAACGAAAGTAAGCGGAGCCACATTGGCGTTCAAGAAAGCCTTAGCAGCGTATGTACCATACATTGGTGATTGGAAGTTACCATCACGATAAATGTCTCCACCGCCATTTCCTGCTACTGTTCCACCAAACTGGGTAACAAAGTCAGAGTATGACTCGACCGTGACTGGCTGCATCGCCAACCCTCGGGTTGCGCGGCCAATAACTACGGGGCCAATTGCGTCCGCTCTTCTGGGACGGAAAGAGTTATCAATTTCGTTGATAAATACGCCGGGAGAGACGAATTTAAAGTTTTTTACGGGCATTATTTATTCCTCACTTTATTTAAAATATGCTAAAAAGCATCAACAATCATAGTTTAAATAGTTACTTGTTTCTCGAAAGGACATCAGGATATCTTTAGTCAAGGAAAAACTTGTCATTACCTGCTGGGACCACTGTTTCTCTGGGGAAGGTAACTTCTACAAAGTTTTCGTCTTTCCTGACTATCGGCCTGTCATCTGAAATTCCATCGCCAATCAAATAGCCCAATACCTTTATTGTTATTTCACTTGTGAATTGTCTTTCATCTTCTCCAAGTGTGGCCACGTTGTTGCTTTGATTAAAGCCGGAATCTATAAATGCTTCGTATAGGTGGCCATTCCTTCTCATAACAAAGGCGTTTATCTGGCCTGTTCTGGTCATAAACGGCTGTGTTAGATCGTTCATTTGCTGCTGATACTCTGTTTTAACAACAATCTTGTAATCAAGATTGACATAAACCGGGATTGGTATTGATAGGGTCTCAATGACAACTTTTTTATTTACTCTCGGGAAGTGTTTTTGTCTGGTTCCTTCGGTGTTTGTTCTTAGGTTGCCAGCAACAGCAAAGTTTCTTGTCTTGTCCTGCTTGATTCTCTTAGCTATGACAATTCTTCCTGATCTTCCGTTCCCCTTGTCAGAATATGTGTGCGCTTGAAAGCCGCCCTTTCTAGACGGATCTTTTGTTATACTTGTTCTTTCAATTGTAACCACTGGTAGTGTTATGACTCCACCGCCATCATCTACAGGGTGGCGAAGGTCATGATTGCTTTTTATTTGGAATGCTCTCTCGGGTGTTTGCCACAAAACAGGAGTTCTTTTATATCCCTCGTTGGTTACAGTCGAAAGCTGTAAGTCTTCTTTTAACCAAGACACTATGGCATAGTCAATATCTTCAATACGAGACGCAAGCATTCCAATCTCTTCAAGAGTGAAATCTTTCTTGTCCACTGGTAGTTGTGCAAAATCAAAGTTATCAGGTAGCATCGAAAAGTCCCTTGCGTGCTCTCTTACATAGGGCAGAAATTTCAAATTTTTGGTCTACTTGGCCGAATAACCTTCTAGAAGAGGAAAGTTTTACGATTTCGTAGTATCTCTCGCCATATAGGATGAAGTCGCCCTCTCTCACAAACAAATCTTGGTCTTCTGTTAGCCTACGCTTGTGGAAATGAACAGTAATTTGTGACACACTGTCAATTCCGACCGAATCTAGATACGATGAACCTTCTTCATCAAAATTGACAAGGGCATATACCCTAACTGGGGGTAGGAACGACTTTTCAACTGCCTCTCCATACAGGTCGTGGAAGTTTGTTGTTTCAAAATCAATCGGATAGTAAAGAATCTGTTGTCCAATGACCTTTTCTATTAGCTCATCGTTAACTTGTTTTACTAAATTGCGCTCTTTCTCTCCGAGAAACAAGGGAGGGGGAGGCGCTGCGGGTCTTGACCATTCGTTATCAGACATTTAAGCCTCCTTATCCTACAAATATTGGCAGTGGTACTCTGCGAAGCGTTTCTTCGGCCGCTGTCACCTTCTCTTGGTCCTTCTTGGCCAACTCGGTGTATTCAATTTCCTTCAGCATGTCTGCTAGTTTCTGTCTTAGATCATCTTTTTCTTTTTGTGCCTCGGACAGAAGCGAAGAGTAGTTAAGCGTCACTGATTCGCCGGGGATCGGCACTGTTTGGAACTTGCCACGAATCTGGCCAAGCATTTCCTTGCAAAGTGCCAGAGCGTAATTACGAATCCACTGCTTGCCCATTGAGTTGATGTTGGCATAGGGGACGTTGTCAAAGGGTAACGTGTTTATGTTGTTCACGCCATGGACGCCTGTATCGCTA